TTCGGCATAGGCTGACGTGTCGATCCCGTCGAGCACGCCTTGACATATCACCATGCCGTTTTGACTTGCCCCAATTGTTTCGGCGGCAAGCCCGAGCGTCTTGGCTGAGTACGCATCGCTGGTGTTGTACGCCAGCCGAATCGATGCCTTGTTGCCCGACGCTTGGTACAGATAGACCGCTTGGCCCTTATTGATCGTCGCGCCTTCGGCGTTATGCACGAAGGCATAAAGTGTCTGCCCGATGTCAGCCTGCACGTTGCCGGTCATACCGACTTGCAGAGTTCCGGCCGCATCGTTCCATGTAACGCGCGCCGTTGCATCCGGCACAGTCGCGCCTGTCGCAAAGTCAATAAACGTCGGCGTCTGAATCGCGCCCGTGATGCCGCCGAGCGAGGTAATCGACGTATTCGCGCCGCCCATCACCGGGCCTGGAATGCTTACAAGTACGGTTTGCGTGGTCTCTTCGACCTCAACCGCCCACGGTTGCTCCGTGATTTGTACGGTAGTCACGCTCACCGCGTAACCTCCGCGTCAATCACGAAACAACCTTGCAGCACGCGATACACCGTCGAACTAAAAACCAACTCAAGGTCATACACGTAATCGCCCGCCTCAATAGCGGCCGTCTGCGTAGCAGTCGCTAAAAGGTCGATAGTCCCGGCAGTGCCACCGAGTGCTATACCGCCGTTCTCGGTCGTCAGCGATAGCGCGACAATGCTTGAGTCCGCAGTCGAGCGTACTTGCATTCGCGCGGTGTAACTCGTCAAGTCAACGGGAACTTGGTTGGAGTCGCGCCATTTCACCTGTCTTGTAAACGTCGCGCCCTGCTCGCAAAGGAAATCGTAATGGCCTGCCATTATGCTCCCTCCTGCGGTATCGGCTGCTGCACCGGCTGCGTCGTGGTATTGCCGGAGAGGTTAATTCCCATAGCGGCAATCATTTCTTCCTCAGCGCGTCGCTCGGTCAGCACGTCTTCAATGTCTAACCCACGCTCGGCAAGCGCCTGCGTGCGGGTCATCAATCCGTTGTTGATAGCGACAATCTGCGCCTCGGCCTCGTTGCGCGGGTCTACCCACTGCCAACCGCGCGGCACCCACTGCGTCGCAGAAAATTTCCAATATTTTGCGGCCGGAAGGTTGACAACGCCAGAGTCGAGCGTCTGCCGCAGCCAGCGCAGATAGACCGGCTGGCAGAAATGGTCAATCATCCAATGCTGAACCATGCGCCAGTAATCGCGCTCCTCAAGCAAGCCCTGTCGAATGCTTGAGTACGACACCGCCTCAAGATCATTCGCCAGGGACGTATAAGACACGCCGAGGCCCGACGCGATACCGCGCAGCATTGCCTTCTCAAAGTCTCGAAAAGCAGTGCTAGGGTGCTGCGGGTCGTATGGCTTGAAGTCAACGCCTGCGGGCAGTTGGTTAAACGTACCCGGCTGCATATCCATCTGCAACGAACCATCGCCAAGCGGGCCGTCAGCCTGATACTCATCGCCGCTTTCGCTGACAAAGAATCCCATCTTGCTGGCCGATACGCGCGCGGCAATTAGTTCCGCTTCCTCGTATCCGCCGAGCATCTTCAAGCGCGTCATCGCGGTAGCCGTCCACGGCGCACCGCGCGTCTGCCCGATTCGATCCGCGCGGAACGAGTGCAGCATACGATCTGCCGGGATTCTGACTTCCTTGTTCGATTGGCCCATCCCGATCTGGTAATCGTCGGGATGTCGCGTGCGGACGTAGTACGCAATCGGTCGCCCTGCCGGGTCAACCTCAACGCCCATTCTTATCTGGTTCCCGTTCGCCAAGACCTCGTTCTTGTCTTGGTCGATCAAATCTGCATCAATAAACTGCAACCGGAACCGATACGGATTGGCATTGTCCTCGACAAACAATACAAAGCATTCGCCATCGCGCGCGACCGATTCAATGAATACGCGCTGCGCGTCCACCCACGACAACTTACCGTCAACCGTGCAAACGCCAGGCATACCCCAAGCGTAGAACGCTGCCTCTAATTGCTGGTTAGCAACTTGATCGAGGACTTGATTAGACTCGCGTGCGCGCACCTGTAGCGTGATGCCCCTCGGCCCCACCACGTTGGCAGACACTAGGTTTAGATACCGTCGCGCATAGTCGTTATTCTGGCAAAGGTCGCGCGAGCGTGAGCGCATCACCTTTAGCGCATATCGTAAATCGCTATCCGCCGAGCGCGCGGCTGTTACCCAGTCGCTATAGAGTCGCCCTTGATTTGCTGCCTCAAACGCGCGGCGCTTGGGCGGCTGAGGTTTCCGCTTTAAAAAGTCCAGTATCTTCATGCGGTAAACCTCACCCGAATAATAGACGATGTACGCATCCCGCGCGCCATCTCCTCGGCTTGTCGCTCGCGCGTAACCTCGCCCTTCAGCCGGTCGCGCTCCACAAGCAAGTCCGCCCTATTCCACCGCGACAACGAACGGCCCGCAATCGAGTATGACGCCGCCGTAATGTTGTTGGGGTCTTTTAGATACGCCTCGATGTTATCAAGCGCGATCTGTGCAAACGAGCGCGGGTCTTCCGAGGATTGCGCGCGGTTGGGCGCAACGTCCATCACGCCCTTTCCGACCTCGATTCGCGCAGAGTCAGAAATCCGCGTTATGTACGCAAACCAGTGATAACGTCCCGGCTGATAGTCGTCGGTCGTTGTCGATGCAACCTCGACCGTGTAGCAGGTTGCCGCCCCTGTTGCGCTGATCGCAATGCGTTCGCCCGTGATCTCACGGCGCAGCACATACGACAGCGCGTAGGCTGTGTGCGGGTAATCGTTCGTCAAGTCCTCGCGCACCCACGCCCAGCGGTCGCCCACTTGCAGCGAGGTCGGTTCTAGTTTGGGGTAGTTCGTGGAATCAAAAAGATTAGCCATAGGCCACCCCGCTCGACTTACTGCTTCGGCGCGTCATCTTTCGGCAGATGCGGCTCGACCTGTTCGCGCAATTTTAACCACAAGCCATGCGCGTTGGAGGATGTCGGCAACTGGCCGAGCATATTCACGATTGCAACGGCCTCAGAAAGTTCAATCTTCAACTCAATCTCTTGCATTACTGCACCCACGGAAGTGGAGGATACACAATCGGAGGATTCTTCTGGTTCTCGATCTGCTGCGCCACCGCTGCCTCTGCGGCGTCCTTGTCTACACCGCTCGCCCATATCCACCCGAGCACCTGGTCTTTAGTGAGTTCGGCATACGGGGTAAACGATTCGCCCGACGGCTGGAAAGAGGCGGTGCTGTAGACCGATCCGCTGTACTCGCCGTCAGTGCCGGACAATTGCCAATGGGCCACGATGACGTAATCCGCGCCCTGTTCGGACTGCGGCAGGCAGTCGAGACGGGAAATGTTCCAGTTGTAGTCAATCATTTTTTGATTTCCCAATAATTGCGATTAACGACATACGCATACACCACACACGCCGCGAGCGTGAGCATCCATGAGTTGACGTACCACAGCGCCCATACAGCCAGTAACTTTAAGGTTACCATCACTGCCAGCGGGTCGAACTTGGCAAAGAGTTTCGCCAGCACGGGGTTTAACTCACGCCCGCCTTGCTTGAGTACCGTCAACGTCGTGTAAACGTCAGCGGCTTGCAGTAGGCAAAAGAGGATTAGTAGGCCAGTGTTCATGATTATGGCCCCGCATCGCGCCACGCGCCGCCGGAGTAGAAATAAAGTTTGTTGTTCGTGGTGTTGACTACGATTGGTGCCATGCCGGTGATTGCAGTTGGCGTTCCGGTCGGAGTGCCAGCACAGGTCGGTACGTAAAGGAATCCGTCTGTAGCAGTTGTGGCGAGTGCGACGGAGCCGCCTGCCACTACGCTTCCAGCCGCCGTGATGCGGGCGCGTTCGGTGGTGCCAGATGCCCCGTCGTTTCCAAATACCAAAGCACCGGATGAATTTTCAAAAATTGCGCCAGAACCAACCCCAGAGTAAGTCATCAACACACCGGCTTGGTAACCAGTCGTGCCGTTTAATTGCAGAAAATACCCGTTTGCGTCAGACGTTGTGCGCCCCACCAACAGCCGACCCGACGCATCAAGCGTCATCGCCTGCGTGAACGAGATCGCGTTGCCTGCGGTGCCGGAGGGAGCGGTGAACCAGCGGTGAGTTCCTGCTTGCTGTTCATACCGTGAAGCAAAGTCGCTTCTGCTGTACTTCCAAGAACTATCAAAATTGGCGTTGTAAATGTACGTCGTAAGACTTCCACTGCCGAAAATGGCGTTGCCGGTTGCGCCGATCTCAATGTTTTTCCCGCCAGAACCTGTCCACGCACTCGGCGTGACGCCCAAGCCGAGGTTGCCGCTAGAGTCGAGCCGCATACGCTCCGTGTTGCTACCAGTGCGGAACGACAACCAATCATTCCCATAGACGGCGGCAGCGATAGAAGCCTTCGCCACACCAGAACTTGCAAACTCAATCGACGCAACGGTTGGAGAACCACTTGTTCCAGACGTGTTGTCGTTGCTTATCAAAACAAGCGCAGATTCGCCAAGCACGTTTGCTCTAATATCAAGTTTCTTTGATGGGCTGTTCGTCCCGATGCCGACGGCCGACGCAACGTTAAGCACCCCGTTTACAAGGTCTTGCGCGACGATCTTTTTTGTTTCGGTCGCGCTCGTGTCAACAATTGCGAGCACGTCGGTGGACGGCGCAAGGTTAGCGGCGCTGAGTGCTGTTAGTTGGCTGATTTTTTTGTCGGCCATATTTCTATCTCCATCCGTTTACCCAGCCACCAGGCCGGGGTCTTAAATTCGGTCGCGTCGGTCTCTGCTGCATCTGCGGCTGCGCTTGCGGGCGATTCTCGATCACTCGCGGCGCTGCCGCCTCTACTTTTCGATTCGGCAAAATCATCGGGCCACCACGGCCGATATACGCCGCGTAGGCGTACACCATGCAGTCGAGTGCCTCTGTGCGTGAACCCGCAGCGCGCGGCTTGTATGACCTCACGCGACGGCCCTGTACCATCCTGTAAATCAACGTCTCGGCGGTCAACTGGTCAAAGTAGACCTCATCGACCGATGCAGGAAAATGAATGTATCCCGCACCCGGCTCGGTGACACGCTTTAGCCTTCCGAATAGAACATCCTTCGCCGTGTCTACACCGACAATAAAAACCTGCGCCGAGGTTTTGCCCGCCTTGCCTGCGTGCTTCGGCCAGATCAACCGACCAAAGCCGCCCGCTCCCTTGATTGCCCACACGCGCCGAGACTTTCGCTTGGCTGCGTATCCATAGACCTGTTGTGTGAAGTGTCCGCCCGAGTCAATCGCGCACGCCTCGATAAGCATCGGCGCGCCGTCCTCTCTAGAGCGTGCACGCGCTAAAAATGCGTCGTGATCTTTCCACAGATCGTCCGAGCCGGGATCGCCGCGCAGGATCGCGTGCTCTACTAGCCACGCCTCCTCATCGCGTCCCCACGCCCACACGCTGCACTCTAGCCGGTCGTCCTGTACGTCCGTGCCGACGGTCAGCATCAACGCGCCAGCAGGGATCGTCTGCGATCCGTACTGCTCGCGCCTTGCCGCTAACCCTATCGCCTCGACTTGCTCGCCCTTTTCCTCGAAGGTCTCTCCGAGCGCCGTGTTAATCCAAGTTTGCAGCGTCTCGGGAAACCGCTTCGCCGCGACAAATGCCACGGCCATTTCTGACCATGTAGACCACGGCGAGTACAACTCCGAAATATGAAACGATGCAATCCCGCGAAACTCTTTCGTCCCGCGCCATTCGCCCTCTCGGAGCATCTGCGCCTTGTCTGCCTCCGTCAGCAGCACCCCACAAGCCACGCACGCATACTGCGCCGCTTCCGGCTGTCCCTCCGGCCATCGCACCTGTGCCCACACGAGCCGCTGTGATTCTCCGCAGTGCGGGCATGGCACAAAGTAGAACCGCTGGTCGCCCGACTCGAACCCAGCCTCGATGCGGCTTGATCCCTTAATCGTCGGCGTCGATCCTGCCAAGACCTTACGATTCCAAAATGTTGCAGTGCGCTTTCGGCCGAGCGAAATCGGATCGCCCTCTGTGCCCGCGCTGGCCGGGTATCTGTCCACCTCGTCAAACAACACCACGCGAATCGGCCGCGAGGCTAGACCCGAAGGGCTGTTCGCGCCGGCCACCGTCAGATGCCCGCCTGCGAACTTCTTATGCAGTAGCGTGTTGCCCGTGTCGCGCGACTTCGGATCGGCTATGCGCTCGGTCAGCACCGCCGTGTCGCGCACCATCGGTGCGAGTCTGTCCTTGCTCCAACTCTCCGCCATCTCTAGCGTCGGCTGCACGAGCAGCATCGGTGCCGGGTCTTGGTGG